TCAAATGATGCGCTGCTTCTCCCATTCCACCGGAAACGGCTCCAGCGCCCGCGCGAGCGTCACTTCCTGTCCCTGCTTCCCGTCCAGGATCGCCTCGACGATATCGGGTGCGAGTAGCGTCAGGCGCATTACGCGCGTCATGTAGGAGGGCGCAATCCCCTCGCGCTCGGCCAGTTCAGCGATCGTGGCGAACTCGCCCGACTCCAGCATGCGCTTCCAGCGAAACGCGCGGGCCAGCGCCTTGACGAGCGTGTTGTCGGGTTTGCGGCGTGCGGTCGCATCGTCAGGAAAAATAATTTCCTTGCGTCCGCCGTGTTTGCGGAGCGTAATGGGAATGTGGACGGACATGATATCGTTCATGCGGCCGGTGCCCTCTTGCTGTATGTTCCTGGCTCCCCAGTCAAGCGCGATAGTCCGTCCACACGCAGCCGCAGATGAAGCCCATCCATGCCGATATCCACACGCTCGACCAGCAGCGCCACGATGCGCGCCTGTTCTGCGGGGAACAGTTCGTCCCACAGCGGATCGATCTGCTGCAACGCGGTGCGGGCGTCCGCCTCAGTGATGTCGCCGGCATTAGCGCGCGCCGCCTTCCATGTGCCCGCGACGATCTCCGGCTGGCGAAACACGGCCCGCAGCTGGTCGATCACGGCCGCCTCGATCTCACCTGCGGGGACGCGGCCGACCGGACACGCACCAGCACCATGCTTCAGCACGGTCTGGCTGACATAGTAGCGGTAGAGCTTCCCGCCCTTCCGTGTGTGGGTCGGCGAGAAGGCGGCGCCATCGGGACCGAACAGCAGCCCCTTCAGCAGCGCGGGCGTGTCGGCGCGTGTGCGCGCGGCACGCTTGCGCGGGCTTTCCTGCAGGATCGCGTGGACGCGGTCCCAAGTCTCGCGGTCGACGATCGCGTCGTGCTCGCCGGGGTAGCTGTCGCCCTTGTGGACCGCCTCGCCGATGTAGGAGCGGTTGCTGAGCATCCGATAGATGTATTTCTTGTCGATCCGGTTGCCGCGCGGCGTCCGAAGACCGCGCGCGCCGACGTCACGCGCCAGTTCAGTGCAGGACCCGATCTCGAGGAAGCGGGCAAAGATCCAGCGAACGTGCTCGGCATGCTCGTCGTCGATGACCAGTTTCCGGCTCTCGACCCGGTAGCCATAGGGCGGGACGCCGCCCATCCACATGCCTTTCTTCCGGCTCGCTGCGACCTTGTCTCGGATGCGTTCAGCCGTGACCTCGCGCTCGAACTGGGCGAAGCTGAGCAAGATGTTCAGCGTCAGCCGTCCCATCGACGTGGTGGTGTTGAACGACTGCGTGACCGAGACGAACGTCACACCGTTCCGGTCGAACACCTCGACCAGCTTGGCGAAGTCGGCGAGCGAGCGCGACAGGCGGTCGATCTTGTAGACCACGACCACGTCGACCAGCCCGTCCTCGATATCCTCGAGCAGCCGCTTCAGTCCGGGGCGGTCCAGCGTCCCGCCAGAGATGCCGCCGTCGTCATACTGATCGCGGACCAGCACCCAGCCCTCGGACCGCTGGCTGGCGATGTAGGATTCGCAGGCCTCGCGCTGGGCATGCAGGCTGTTGAACTCCTGCTCCAACCCCTCCTCGGAGGATTTGCGGGTGTAGACGGCGCAGCGCAGCTTGCGGACGGGTTTCGATTTTTCCGGCGGCTTCGTCATGTCCGGCCCCGGTGATTCCTGAGGCCGAAGAACACCCAGCCGTTCCAGCGCGTGCCAGTGATGGCGCGGGCAATGGCCGACAGCGACTTGTAGGGCCGCCCCTGCCATTCGAATCCGTCGGCGGTGACGGTGACGACCTGCTCGACGCCCTGCCACTCGCGCAGCAGCCGCGTGCCGGTGATCGGGCGGTTGCGGTCGGCGCGGATGCTGCGCCTCAATCGGTCGCCGCCATCCAGTTCCTCGCCCAGCCGTTCCAGCCGCCGGATCGTCTCCGGTTTCAACCCGCCAAGGCTGAGTTCCTGAATGCGGTAGGCCAGCCGGGATTCAAGGTAGCGGCGGTTGAACGGCGGCGGCTCGCTGTCGAACAGGTCGCGCCACTGTTGCTTCAAGTCGGGCGTCGGTGTGGTCTTGAGCGCGGCCAGGCGCGCGAGGATGGGATCGGACTTGTTCATGCATTTCTCCGGGGCGTCGGAGTTGCATGACGGCATTGGTCGGGCGGATAGTGTAGGCAACTTTCTCCAGTGTCGTCAGATTCTTCTACTGTCTCCCGCGTGCGCAGCCGACCCAGCCCGAGCGCCAGCAGCCTGCACAGTTCGGCGCGGCGCTCGGCCGGGGTCATCAGCATGGGGGACAGGGGATTGGGTCGTTTCATCAGGATCAGCCCGGTTGCTTCTCCTGAGGAAAAGCCACCCGTCCCGGAGGATCGGGACAGCGGGCACAAGATTATTTTGCCTTTTTCCTCTCTCGGGTTAGCCTTGGCAAACTCTGATCATGGAGACCTGCATGGTTCGAGCGCCTGCCAAGTCCTGCCCCGCCCTGTTCCGCCTGTTCGGCGATGCTGAGGCGTCGATGATCGCCGCGTTCCTGCAAATGCGGGTTTTCGACAAACTGACCTGGCTGGTCGATTACTACTTCGATCCGGATGAAACGGACGGGAACGTGCCGGCCGCCATGCTGCGCGAGCAGCGCAAAGAGAAGCTGTCACCGCTCGAAAACGAAGCGGCCCGCATCGTCACCATGTCGTCAGATCGCGGCCAGTTCGCGCTCGACGGACTGGTTCGCTCCAAACTGACGACAGAGCAGAAGCGCGAGTTCGAGGGGCAGCGCGACGCGCTGGCGCGCAGCTTGTGGGCTTATCTCAAGGAGCCGATGTTGTTCGAGGCGGCCGAGAACACCCTGCATCTGCGGCTCTATCGCCGCTATGACCGCCACTACCAGACGTTCATGGTCGCGCCTGTGGAAGACGGCGCGGCTGATGTCGCCTCATCAGCGCTGGACACCTTGCTGGACGATCTGCGGGATAGGCTCGATCGGGGCGACGGGTATGAAGTCGACCGGTTCGCTATTCCCCAGGACGGCGATGTGCCCGCCGAGGTCATGTACCTTGTGGTTCACCCGGAAGCCCCCACCAGTGTGCGGGAACTCCACGACGACGGGCAGCGCACGACAATGTATTTCCGCCCACCAGGGGAAATCATGATCGTGCACACCCCGAGTACCGGACGCGTGCATGTCCGTGCTGGGACCCGAAAGCTTCGCCATGACGCGGCCGAGAGCTTCATCAGAACGGTCCTCGAGCAAGAGCCCTCGCAACAACCTGTCGATTTTCAGGCCTACGACATCGCGCGGTTCTTTAACGGGTTCGATCTGGGACTCCCCGAGTTCGACCACGCAAGCATCCTGCGAGCTCGCGTGATCCGCGCGGACATCAGTATCGGAAACCTCGCCAACAGGCTGTCGGTCTCGACGTCCCTGGATGAAGACATAGGCCAGCTGATCAGCGATCAGCCGGGCCTTGAGAGGATATTTCGCAATGCCCTCGCGATGCGGTTCGTGGAAATTGCTGTTCAATACCGGCGGGCGGGCGTGGACGGCGAGCGCACGCTGGACTTTACCCTGACGGATCGAAACACCACGAGCCTGCTGAGCCTGGATGATCCGTTCGAGCGCGTCCTCGGTCACCGCTTGCTCCGCCATTGGGGCATATTGCGTGATGGTCGCGCACCGACGCCCAGAGAGAGCACGGCGGTGCTGCCTGCATTGCTGGCTTTGTGGAACCTGGCATCTGACCGGATAAACGGTGCCTGGCTTCATGAGCGGGGGGTAGACGTCAAAACCCTGCTCGATCTCGGGTTCCTGGTCCCCTCAGGTTGGGAGGGTGACGACCTGATCGACGAAGAAGACGATTTCGGGGAACATGTGGCAAAGGTCGTGGAGCGTCCTGAAGGACTCGAGCTTCACTCGAGCGACGGCCAGTCATCGTCGGCCGCGCTGCCTGAGCGCTACCGTGTCTATCGGATTCGAGACGGATGGGTCGCCAGCCACCTGCGCGAGCAGCTTGGCAAGGCGCTGGACATCACAGCGATGGAGAACATCCGGCCCGACCTCATCGCGCTCGGCGCACTCGAAATCGACGGGCGTGATGTGCCGCTCTATCTCGCGCGCCGACTCGAGGACGAACGGGTCCGCGCCGCCATCGACACCGAGCTTCGCGCGCGTGACAAACAGGGGATCGGGCTCGTCCTGCAGGCGGGCGACGTGGCCGGCGTCTGCCTGGCGGCAAATGTGCTCGCCAGACTCGCCGACCATATCCTGCCGGAGGGAGCCGAATTTGCTGTCGATCTGACAAGCCTGACGGCAGCATTTCGTCGGAACCGGTCGTTGGCCCAAGGTGGGGCGGCTGTCGAGTTCCACAAGTCGGGCACCGGCGCCGGGGTGCTGAGCGTACCAGGCCGAGGCACGATCGACATTGTGGGGGAAAATCGCGTCACGGTCATCGATCGACTGGTACAGTCATATCCGACGCCCATGAAGACCGAGGACATGATCGCAGGTTTCGGGGGGCAATCCCTCAGCAGCATTTTTGGCCAGCCATTGTGGGACAAGCTGAAGGCTGGCTTCATGCGCTCTCCGAAGCGCGGACAATGGGAGATCGCGGTCTGACCGCCAACTGCGCTCCAACTGCGTTCAGGGGCTCTGACTAACTGCGATTCGCTGTTTCATTTGAGTTGCTCCTTCAACGACGGAGCATTTCAAATGCCGACCCACAACTCTCATCTCCCGGCGGTGCGCTGCGCGCAGGACCGCACGCCCCGCATCTCATCTAACGATTGGCGCTGCAGCCGCTGCGGCGCGCTGCTGGGCATCCATCGCGATGGCCTGATGCATGTGAGCTTCGCGCGAGGCCACGAATATCTGTTCAGCTATCCCGCCACGGCGACCTGCCGGCATTGCGGGACGATGAGCCAGACCAAGGGACCGGCGCGCTAAGGCGCGCCGGTCCCTTTTCCATTTTCCGATCATCAGAGGCGCAAGACGCCCTGAGGCCCGAGTGGGGCGCTGGACGCCCGGCCGGAAGGCTGGCGTCCAGTGTCTTTTGCTTGGCACGAATTCCATAATCGCATGGTGCATTCTGCATCCTCCCTCAATTTCCAACGCAGTTTTGACAGCATTCGAGGCCGACAGGCTGCCCTTACGCCGTTTCGAGATCCGGTCGCATTGCTGACCACGCTGCACCACGGCCCAGGTAATGCCGATCAGAAAAACCTGATCCTCTCCGCGCTCGTCAGGGCGGCGCAGGGCGACGGGCCCGCGTCCGACTGCGCCCTGACGCTGCTGTTGCTGGCGCTCTGGCCCGGTCTCGACGCCATTCGCCGCCGGTCGATCTGGCGCAGGATCGGCACCGCCGACGAGGTCGCGTCCGATGTTTTGGCGCGCACCACCGAGGCGGTCCGCGGCCTCGACCTCGGGGGCGTCAACCGGATCGCGGCCACGGTGCTGCGCAATATTGAACGCGACATGATCCGTGCGCGCAAACGCGAGGTAGCACACGCACAATTCGTCAGCGACATCGAGCCTGACAGCGTGCCCGCTGAGCTGATTGGTCATCAGCCCACGGCGGAAGATGCGCATCTGCAAGGCGACCTGCGCAAGCTAATCGGCCCAGACGCCCTTCTGGTGATCCGCGTGGCGATCGAGGGCTTCTCGCAGCTTGAGGCCGCTAGGGAGCTGGGCCTGACCGAGGCTGCTGCCCGCAAACGCTATCAGCGCGCCATGAGACGCCTGCGCGATGCTTTCGAACAAATCGACTGACGCAATGTCCCGTTCCGGCGGTCTGGATGGCTTTTCCCATTCAGACGCCACCGAGCGCATCCCTCCAACCCAAGGACAATGCAGATGAAGATCGATGCTGACCTGTCGCTTGATGACCTGAAACGGCTGCCCGGGCTTTATCGCCGCTGGGAGCTCAACGATGTCATCGAGCCCTATCGCAATTACCAGATCGAGGACGCTGGCGCCCATGCCGACGGGACGCCCTTGCTGGCGATCTATGTCAGCGCGCCTGCGCCCGACGCGCGTGAGGCAGCCTGATGCGCCTTTTCAATCATTTCATGCCACGGAGAACCACAATGCCGGATCAGCCGGATGATATCGCCCGCCTGCGCAACGCGCATTACGCCTTTGAAGAGCTTCCGGATACCATCACATTCGCACAGCAGCCGGGTTCTTCCTGCAATCGCGATCCGCTGCCGATTGCTGACGCGACCATCGACGATATCGCGATCGCGATTGTCGCTGCTGAGGAGGCGGCTTCAGAGTTTCGCCGGCGCATATTCGCGCTTCAGCACCTTTACAAATCTGCCCGCGAGATGGGTTGCATCGGTACTGACCGTGCCGTCGAAATTGTCCTGAAGAAGGGGGGCCGGTGATGGCCCTTCCCATTATCGGTGCCGATGAGCGGCTGGCACAGCGCAAGGGGATCAAGGGCGTCATCTTCGGCCGGTCCGGCATCGGCAAGACCAGCCTGCTCTGGACGCTGAACGCCTCGACCACGCTTTTTCTGGACCTCGAGGCCGGGGATCTGGCGGTCGAGGGGCTGGAGATCGACACGCTCCGACCCCGCACCTGGAAAGAATGCCGGGATTTCGCGGTATTCATCGGCGGCCCGAACCCCGCGCTTCGCAAGGACCAACCCTACAGCCGGGCGCATTTCGAGGAGGTCTGCGGCCGCTACGGCGATCCCGCAGTGATCGAGAAGTACCAGACGATCTTCATCGACTCGATCACCGTGGCCGGGCGGCTCTGCTTTCAGTGGTGCCGCGGCCAGCCCGAGGCCACCTCGGACAAGACCGGCAAGCCCGACATCCGTGGCGCTTACGGGCTTCATGGCCGCGAAATGATCGCCTGGCTGACCCACCTGCAGCACACGCGCGGCAAGCATGTCTGGTTCGTCGGAATCCTCGACGAGAAGCTAGACGATTTCAATCGCAAGGTGTTTCAGCCGCAGATCGACGGCAGCAAGACCGGCCTCGAGCTGCCGGGGATCGTCGACCAGGTCATCACCATGGCCGACTTCCCCGACGCGGGCGGCAAGCCGCAGCGCGGCTTCATCTGCCAGACGCTGAACAAATGGGGCTATCCGGCCAAGGACCGCTCGGGGCGTCTCGACATGATCGAGCCGCCGCATCTTAGCCGGCTGATGGAAAAGATTGGCCGCCCCGGGCGGCCAGCACCCGAGCGGCTGACCTATCCCGAGGTGGTGATCGCGCCGGGCGACGCCAACGCCCCGCCTGCCAGCAATTCGACCTGACCGGATGTCCCGATCCGGCCTGCGCGGTGGCTTTTCACATCTGACGCCACCGCGCGTCTCCCCATCACCAGAATAAAAGGAGGTTCCCCATGGGTACCTGGAACGATTTCAACGACGCGCAGAGCAACACCAACCTGATCCCCAAAGGCACGCTGGCCAAGGTGCGCCTGACCATCCGGCCCGGCGGCTACGACGACCCTGCGCAGGGCTGGACCGGGGGCTATGCGACCCGCGCCGCGACCGGCTCGGTCTATCTGAACGGCGAGTTCACGGTGACCGAGGGGCAGTACGCCCGGCGCAAGATCTTCACCTTGATCGGGCTCTACAGCCCGAAGGGACCGGACTGGGCGAACATGGGCCGCAGCCTCGTGCGCGGCATGCTGAACTCGGCGCGCGGGATTTCCGACAAGGACATGTCGGCCGAGGCGCAGGCGGCGCGGCGCATCAGCGGCTTCGCCGATCTCGACGGGATCGAGTTCATCGCCCGCATCGACATCGGCACCGACGCCAGCGGCGACGACAAGAACGAGATCCGCAGCGCGGTCACGCCGGATCACCGCGATTACGCGCAGGTCATGGGGACTGCGGCGCTGCAGTTCGGCGGACAGGGTGCAGCCGGGCACGCCGCGCAGCACACCACCCCTGCGGCACCGGCACATCAGCCCAGCCAGCCCGCTTCCGCCCCCGGGTTCACCGGTCGGCCGAGCTGGGCGCAGTAAGGGGAGACCGGCCATGCGCCTGCGCCCCCGCCAGAAGACCTTCGTCGAGCGCAGCGTGGCTGCGCTCGCTTCCCGCGGCAACACGGTGGGCGTGGCGCCCACCGGTGCGGGCAAGACCATCATGCTCTCGGCGGTCACCGGCGAGATGATTGCAGACGGCGCCAAGGCCTGCGTGCTGGCCCATCGCGACGAGCTGACGGCGCAGAACCGCACCAAGTTCCAGCGCGTGGTGCCGGGCGTCGCCACATCGGTCATCGACGCCACGGAGAAGTCCTGGGGCGGCCAGGTCGCCTTCGCCATGGTGCCGACGCTGGCGCGGGCTTCGAACCTCGCCGACATGCCGCGCCTCGACCTGCTGGTTGTCGACGAGGCGCACCATGCCGTCGCCGACAGCTATCGCCGGATCATCGACCGGGTGCGCGAAGCCAATCCCGACGCCCGGATCTTCGGGGTCACGGCGACGCCGAACCGGGGCGACAGGAAGGGCCTGCGCGAGGTTTTCGACAATGTCGCCGACCAGGTCCGGCTGGGCGAACTGATCGCCTCGGGCCACCTGGTGCCGCCGCGCACCTTCGTCATCGACGTGGGCGTGCAGGACGAGCTGCGTTCTGTCCGCAAGACCATGTCGGATTTCGATATGGCGGAGGTAGCGGGCATCATGGATCGCGCGCCCGTCACCGAGAGGTGATCCGCCACTGGAAGGAGAAGGCGGGTGACCGGCAGACCGTGGTGTTCTGCTCCACCGTCGCGCACGCCGAGCATGTCACTGACGCGTTCAGGGCGGCGGGCGTTTCCGCCGCGCTGATCCATGGCGACCTGGCGGCAGAAACCCGCAAGGCGATCCTCGCCGACTACGCGGCGGGCGACATCCGCGTCGTCGTCAACGTGGCGGTGCTGACCGAGGGCTGGGACCACCCGCCCACCTCCTGCGTCGTGCTGCTGCGCCCCAGCTCCTACAAGTCCACCATGATCCAGATGGTCGGGCGCGGCTTGCGCACCGTCGATCCCGAGGAACACCCCGGCATCGTGAAGACCGACTGCATTGTACTCGACTTCGGGACGTCGAGTCTCACGCACGGAACGCTGGAGCAGGATGTCGATCTCGACGGGCGGGTCCCGACGCCGGGGGAAGCGCCGACGAAACTCTGCCCGGAATGCCAGGCCGAGATCCCGATCGCGGTCACCGAATGCCCGATCTGCGGGTGCGAGCTGCCGCGCGAAGGCGCGGAGCCCATCGACAGCTTCGTCATGACCGAGCTCGATCTTCTCGAGCGATCGAGTTTCGCGTGGGTGGACCTGTTCGGCGACGACGCCGCGCTGATGGCCAACGGCTTTCACGCCTGGGGCGGCGTGTTCTTCCTCGAGGGCCGCTGGCACGCGGTCGGGGGCGCCAAGGGCAAGGCGACGCGGCTCCTGAGCGTGGGCGAGCGCATCGTCTGTCTCGCGCAGGCCGACGACTGGCTGAACGAGCATGAGACCGACGAGAGCGCCTTCAAGTCGAAGGGCTGGCTGAAGCAGGACGCGACGGAGAAGCAGCTGAACTGCCTGCCCCCCGAGTTCCGGCGCGATTACGGCCTGACGCGCTATCGCGCCTCCGCACTGATCTCGTTCCAGTTCAACAAGCGCGACATCCGGCGCCTCGTCACGGCGGCCGAGCCCGAGCGGAGGGCGGCGTGAATCATGTCGCGCAAGTCCCATCCCCGCCCGCAGCGCCTGCGGATTGCCCGGAGCGTATTCGGCTCTGGCACCCGCGCCTCAAGCCTTGCGCCGTCTGTCTGCGCCCCGCGCGCGGCTTCGGTTTCTTCAACCCCTACAAACCCCGCCCTCGCGAACACCGCTGGTTCTGCTCGATGCACTGCCAGGCGTTCTTCGCGGCTCGCCACCGGAAAGGACTGACCATGCAGGGAACGACCGATGAAGAACGCCTCGCCATTGCACTGGTGATGAAGCGGCTGGGCCAGACGATGGACCTGATCGGCTGGGACAAGCGGCTGCGCGATCTCACCGAAACCGATGTCACCGCCCTGATTGAGGAGGTGCTGGAAGGTTACGGCGCCGAGATGTCGCGCATCGCCGCCGGGAGCGAGGTGCCGTTCTGATGCTGGATTTCAACCCGCGCCCCTCCATGGCCGAGCGGATCAACGCGCTGGTCGACGCCGCGCTGATCGCCGAGCGGGAGGCCACGCCGCCACGGACCTATCTCGGCGCGTCCCGTCTGGGACATGCCTGCGAACGCGCGCTGCAGTTCGAGTTCGCGGGTGCGCCCAAGGATGAGGGCGCGGATTTCGGCGGCCAGACGTTGAGGATCTTCGAGATCGGTCATCAGCTCGAGGATCTCGCGATCCGCTGGCTGCGGGCGGCCGGGCTGGACCTCTACACCCGCAAGGGCAACCGCCCCGATGGCGAACAGTTCGGCTTCTCTGTCGCGGGCGGCCGCATCCGTGGCCATGTCGACGGGATCATCGCTGGCGCCCCGGCCGCGCTCGGTCTCCGCACCCCGGCGCTCTGGGAATGCAAGACGATGAACGCGAAGAACTGGCGGGCCTGCGTCAAGGACGGGGTCGCCGTCTCCAAGCCCGTCTATGCCGCTCAGATCGCGATCTACCAGGCCTACATGGAGCCCTCGGTGCCGGGGATTTCCACGGCCCCCGCACTCTTCACCGCGATCAATAAGGACACGGCCGAACTGCACCACGAGCAGGTCGCCTTCGACGCCGATCTCGCACAACGCATGTCGGATCGCGGCGTGCGGATCCTGCAGGCGACCGATGCGGGCGAGCTTCTGCCGCGGGTCGCCACCACGCCCGACTTCTTCGAGTGCCGGTTCTGCGCTCATGCCGAGCGGTGCTGGAGCCTGGCTGCATGACTGACGAGCCCACCGAGCCATCCGATTCCGACCAGGAGCCAGCCATGCGCGACGACACCACGCCCGATGGGCCCAAGGAAAACATCGTCCATTTCAACCCATGGCGCGACTTCAACGATGCCGCGCCGCAGATCGACGTCTTCGGCGACGAGCCCGACCCCGATGAGATCGCCCGTTTCATGCAGGTGGTCTTCGGCTACTGCGACGGTCTGATCCCGGTGCGCAGCTTCATCGACAAGGGCCAGGGCATCGATGGCCGCCCCCATAACATCTGGGTCGAGGCCAACGAGGCGGTGGCCGAGAAGATGGCCACTTTCGCCACATGGGCCTGGCGCGAGGGCGCGGCGGTCTATGTGATCCCCGGCACCGTCGCCGCCCCGGGACAGGCCAAGGCCGCCGAGATCCTGCAGATGCAAAGCGTCGTCGTCGATATCGACAGCGGCGACATCGCCGCCAAGCGCGCCCATCTCGAACGCCATCTCGGCCCGCCGACCATGGTCGTCGAAAGCGGCGGCATCACCCCAGAGGGCCAGCAGAAAGCCCATGTCTGGTGGCAGCTGACCGAACCCGCCGAGGGCGATGATCTGCGCCGCCTCTGTCGTCTGCGTGGCGATATCGCCGCCAAAATCGGCGGCGACATGCATTTCCGCTCCGCCCATCAGCCGATCCGGGTCGCGGGCTCGGTCTATTACAAGAACAACCTCAAGACGCTGGTCCGGATCGTCGAGTTCAATGAAGGCCGGGAGCGCGATCTGGCCGAGTTCATCGAGGCGGTCACCGACATGCCGCCGGCGCCCGGCATCGATCTGAGCCCGGATTTCTCCACGCCGGACAAGCCGGCGGTCGCCGATGTGCTGGTCACCCCGGTGCGCGAGGGCGCGCAGGATGACTGGTCGCGTTTCGAGGGCGCCTCGGCCGCAATCGGGCATTTCATCCGCATGGTCCATGAGGGCCGCATGTCGCGCGATGAGGGCTGGGAGGGCATCTGCGGCTACAACGCCGCCATGCTGCGCCCGCAATGGTCGATCGAGCGGCTCAAACGCGAATCCGAGCGCCTCTGGGAACGCCATGTCGGCAAATATGGCCCGCCCCTGATCCGGCTGGATGCCGGCGCACCGGGGCCCATGGAGATGCCCGCCTTCACGCTGGGCGCTCTGCTCGATGACGAAAGCCCGATGCCCGAGGACATCATTGCGCCGCGCGTGCTGACCCCCGGCGGCCTGCTGGTCTTGGGCGGCGCGCCCAAGGTCGGCAAGAGCGACCTGCTGATCTCCTGGCTGGTGCACATGGCCGCCGGTCAGCCCTTCCTCGGCTTCACGCCCCCGCGGCCGCTGCGGATCTTCTACCTGCAGGCCGAGATCCAGTATCACTACCTGCGTGAGCGGCTGAAGCAGATCGCCCTGCCGCCCGAGGTGCTGGCGGCCGCTCGCGACAGCTTCGTCGCCACGCCGAAGCTGAAGATGCTGCTCGACAATGACAGCAGTGTCCGGGTCGCGCGGGCCGTTCAGACGGCGTTCCCCGCAGCGCCCGTCGACATCATCTGCATCGACCCGATCCGCAATCTCTTTGACGGCGGCCCCGATGGCGGCGGCGAAAACGACAACACCGCCATGATGTTCTTCCTGAAGGACCGGGTCGAGATCCTGCGGGAGGCGGTCAATCCGGACGCGGGCGTCATCCTCGCCCACCACACCCGCAAGGCCACCAAGCATCAGGTCAAGGACGACCCCTTCCTCGCCCTCTCCGGCGCCAGCGCGCTGCGCGGTTTCTATACCTCGGGGCTGCTCATGCACCGGCCCGACGAGGACAGCAGTGTCCGCAGACTGGAGATCGAGCTGCGGAACGGACCGGCGCTGCCGGGCAAGCTGATCGACAAGGTGAAGGGCGAGTGGGTCGAGCTGAACCCGATGAACGAGCGCCTGGTGCGTAAGGAGGTGGGCGCCAGACTCGATGCCGAACGGCTGCGCAAGCACGATGTCATCCTCGGAATGCTGCTGGATGAGGCGGCGGGCGAGCGCCTCTACACCGCCATGCAGTTTGCCGAGACCTTCGAGAACCGGGGCGGTCTGGGCAGCAAGCACACCATCCGCGAGCGGCTCAGCGTGCTGGCGACCAAGGGTTTCGTGAAGTTCCTGCGCGACCCCTCGGGGTTCGGCTTCCCCGTCACCCGGTCCCGGTTCGGCTACCTCTGCGTGGAAGGCATGCAGTTCGGCGCGCCCGTCGATCATGTCGATCCGGCCACCGGCGAGGTCACCACCGAGGCCCGTCCGGTCCTGCCCAGCCATTTCAAATGCCCCCAATCCGGGCTCTGCCTGCAGGTCGAAAACCCCGCCGTCTGGGTCTATCCGGAGGGGCTCGAAGACGACCTCACTCATATGAGTGAGGCCTGACTCATATGACAGCGCCAAGTGTGAACTCAATGAAATCAACGGGTTACGGGAAAATAAGAGTCAGGTCCCTAACTCATGCCCGAAGACTTCATGAAGTCTTATTCCGCAACGATTTCAGCCACTTGAACGCCTCTGAACAGTTAGGTGTCAAACCCCCATACTACGTATGGGAGGGCCACCCCACAGGGTTGGCCACTCCTCCCATACGTCCGGGTCGGCCGCGCGCGCCGCCGTGACGGTCTGTTGTGCTTCCCGATCCGACGACGGCGACCCCGTACCGCCAAGCACCAGACCGCCGTCGTCTTCCACCACCACAGGCCACCGGCAAAGGAGACCCATTATGGCTCAGCCGACTCTGATCCCGAATTGCGACGGCGCAAGGTTTGAATTGCTGCCGCTCGACACGCCCCGCAACCGCTGCATCCTCGCGCTCGACCTCGGCACCTCGACCGGCTGGGCGATCCGCGGCCATGACGGTCTGATCACCAGCGGCACCGTCTCGTTGCGTCCCGGCCGCTTCGACGGTGGCGGCATGCGCTACCTGCGCTTCACCAACTGGTTGACCGAGATCGACCGGCTGTCCGGGCCCGTCGCCGCCATCTGGTTCGAGGAAGTCCGCCGCCACGCCGGCACCGACGCGAGCCACATCTACGGCGGGCTGATGGCCACGCTGACCGCATGGGCTGAGCTGCGCGGTGTGCCCTACGAGGGCGTGCCGGTCGGCACGATCAAGCGCCATGCCACCAGCAAGGGCAATGCCGACAAGGCCGCGATGGTCGCCGCCGTCCGCGCCCGCGGCTTCAGCCCCGCCGACGACAACGAGGCCGACGCCATCGCCATCCTGCTCTGGGCGATCGAGACGAACGGGGGTGTCGCATGACGCAGCACGAGTCCTGGACCGCCGATGACGTGGCCGATCATTTCGAGGAGGCGTTCCGCACCCTGCGCAAGCTGCCGGCGGTGAAGGCACGGGGGCATTTCAGCGGCTGGCCGCAGGTACTGCGCAGCCCCCGCGAGATCGCCGCCATGGAACCGGAGCCGATGCGCGTCTGGCCTTCGGCGGCAGCCATCACCCGGCTCGAGCAGACCTTCGACTGGGTGCTGTGGATCGAGGAGGCCGAGCGGCGGCTGGTCTGGTCCCGCGCGGCACGGGTGCCGTGGAAGCAGATCGCGGGCGAGATGGGCTGCGACCGGACCACCGCCTGGCGGCGCTGGCAGCTGGCGCTCACGAAGATCGCTGCGCGGCTGAATGCGTGAACGAGTCCAAAGTGTTGCAACACTTTTCTGTTCGACACATGCAACAGATCCGTGCTACAAGCAGGGCATGATCGGGAGAAGAGCGCCATGAGCGCCACCGATCGTTCCCACACCCATTCCATCCATTTCGCGAGCCCCATGCCTGTGCGCCCGCCGATCCATCGCCCGGTGGGGCGACGCGACAAGCGTGAACGCGACCGCGATGCTGACCGTAACCGCGCCCCCGCGGTCAGGGCGCTCTACAAGTCCGCCCGCTGGCAGCGTGCGCGGCAGATGTTTCTCGCCCGGCACCCGCTCTGCGCGGAATGCCAGCGTCAGGGCCGTGTGAGCGCCGCCAATACCGTCGATCACATCATCCCGCACCGCGGCGACACGGAGCGGTTCTGGGACCCGGACGGTTGGCAGCCGCTCTGTGCCAGCTGTCACAGTCGCAAGACCGCGAGCGAGGATGGCGGCTTCGGCAACGCCCGCCGCCAACCATAAACCACCGCCCCCCCGGGGGGAGGGTAAATCTCTGGGGCCTTCCAGCCCCGGACCGGGCGCCAAGCTTTCTGCATCCGTGGCCAAAATGGCGAGGGGGGGCAGCCCAGAATTTGAAGGAAATTGTCCGTGTCCAATCACCAGCTTGCCGTCGAATATCGCGGCCTCGACAGCCTCGTGCCTTATGCCCGCAATGCCCGTACCCATTCCGAGACGCAGGTTGCCGAGATCGCCGGATCGATCCGGGAGTTCGGCTTCGTGAACCCGGTGCTGATCGCCGAGGACGGCACGCTGATTGCCGGCCATGGCCGGGTGCTGGCGGCAAGGCTGCTGGGCATGGACACGGTGCCCGCAATCACCTTGGCCGGGCTCAGCGACACCCAGCGGCGCGCACTGGTGCTGGCCGACAACCGCATCGCGCTGAATGCCGGATGGGATGAGGCGCTGCTGGCGCTGGAACTCAGCGATCTGAAGGAGGCCGGGTTCGATCTCGGGATCATGGGCTTCGAGGATGGCGAGCTGGACCGGCTGCTGTCGGGATCCGACGATGATGACGCCTCAACTGCGCCGGTCGTGATCCCTGAGCCGCCGCGCAACCCGGCGTCGCAAACGGGCGATCTCTGGGTGCTTGGCGACCACCGGCTGCTCTGCGGGGACTCGACCTCGCAGGATGATGTGCGGCGTCTGATGAATGGCGAACGGGCCATCCTGTTTGCGACCGATCCGCCGTATCTGGTGGATTACGACGGCTCCAATCACCCGACACGCAACAAGGACTGGTCGCAGTCTTACGGCACGACGTGGGACGACAGCAGCCAGGGGGCAGAACTCTACGATGGCTTCATCAGCGCGGCGGTAGCCGAAGCGATTACCGAGGACGCGGCCTGGTATTGCTGGCACGCCTCGCGCCGGCAGGCGATGCTCGAGGAATGTTGGGAAAAGGCTGGTGCTTTCGTGCACCAGCAGATCATCTGGGTAAAGGACCGCGGGGTGCTGACCCGGTCGCATTACCTGTGGAAACACGAGCCCTGCTTCATGGGCTGGCGGCGCCCGAACCGACCGCCCAAGGTGGCGGACCAGACGCTGCCCTCGACCTGGGATATGCCGTCCTTCACCAAGGACGAGCGGCCCGACCATCCGACGCCGAAGCCGCTCGACGCCTTCGGGATCCCCATGCGCCAGCATGTCGCCCGCGGCGGGCTGTGCTACGAGCCGTTCTGCGGCTCCGGCTCGCAGATCATGGCCGGTGAGGCCAACGGAAGGCGGGTCAACGCCATGGAAATCAGCCCGGCTTATGTCGATGTCGCCGTGGAGCGCTGGCAGGCCGAGACCGGCCGCGAGGCGGTGCTGGACGGCGATGGCCGCAGCTTTGCAGCCGTGAAGGCCGAGCGGTTGGGTAACGACTGCGGCGCCGAGGAAGTGAAAGCGGGCAAGGAAGATGGCGCCGAGGCCCCGGCCCACAAGCGGCGCAGCCGGAGCAAGGCGGCATGAAACAGTCCCGCCTCATGTCGCTGGTCGAGTCCCTGACCAACGTGCTCGTCGGCTACGGCATCGCAGTGGTCACGCAGATCCTGATCTTCCCGTGGTTCGGTCTGCAGGTCACGCCGGCGCAGAACATGGCGATGGGCGGGATTTTTACCGTGGTCAGCATCGCTCGTTCCTTCGCACTGCGGCGGATGTTCGAGGCTGTGCGGGTCCGTCGCGGTGAGCGCCAGTCAGCTTGTCGGAGGTAAGCCTCGGTTCATCGCATTGCGAGGAGGAAAGTCGGAAAGGACAAGGATCATGGCGGGTCGCAAGCCGCTGCCGACGCAGCTCAAACTGGTCAAGGGCACGGCGCGGCCGCATCGGATGAACCCCGACGAGCCGAAGCCGGTGGTGGCCACGCCGCCGCCGCCCGACCACCTCGACGAGGCGACAGCGGCGAAGTTCACCGAGATGGCTGAACTGCTGGCCCGGCACGGGGTGATGACCGAACTCGATGTGGGCGCGCTGGCCCGCTACGTGGTGATCTGGCGTCGCTGGCTCGAGGCAGAGGCCGAGGTCAAGCGCCGTGGCCCGGTGGTGAAGACCGTGGGCGGCAATATCATCCAGAACCCGTTCCTCGCCGTGGCGAACAAATGCCTCGCGCAGATGGGCCAGATCGAGAGCGAGTTCGGGCTGACACCGTCCAGCCGCACCCGGGTGCGCATGGCCGAGCCCTCCGACACCCGCGATCCATTCGAGGATTACCTGAACCGTGGCAGCAACGCGTAAATCGAGGCACAGCCGGAAGGCTCCGGCCTGTCCGGTGACGGCTTACGCCCGGGCAGTCACGGGCGGCAGGGTTGTCGCTGGCCGGCTGGTGAAGCTCGCCTGCGCACGGCATCTGGAGGACCTGAAGACCGGCAAGAGCCGCGGCCTCTCCTGGGACCGCACGGCGGCGCTGCACGCGATCGAGTTCTTCACCCATCTGCGGCACTCGACCGGAGAGTGGGCCGGGCAGCCCTTCGTGCTGCAGCCGTGGCAAGCCTTCGTCGTCGGCGCGGTGTTCGGCTGGAAACGCGCCGATGGGCTGCGCCGGTTCCGCACCGCTTACGTCGAGGTTGCGCGCAAGAACGGCAAATCGGCGCTGCTGGCGGGGATCGCGCTCTATGCGCTGATTGCCGATGGGGAGCCGGGCGCCCATGTCTATGCGGCCGCCACCACCCGCGATCAGGCGCGGATCGTGTTTGGCGAGGCCGAGCGCATGGTTGCGGCTAGCCCGGCGCTCTCAAGCCGGGTCACAAAGACGGTGAATAACCTCGCGGTGCTGCCGACCGCGTCTTGGTTCCGGCCGCTCTCGGCGGATGCCAGCAAGATGGACGGGCTCAACGTGCATTTGGCGGCTGTGGACGAGGTGCATGAGCATCCCGGGCCGGAGATCATCCAGAAGCTCAACACCGCCACCGGCGCCCGCCGCCAGCCGCTGATCGTCGAAATCACCACCGCCGGCCATGACCGCCATTCGGTCTGTCGCCAGCATCACGAGTTCTCGGTCAAGGCGCTGGAAGGGTCTGTGCCGCATGAGACGGCCGATAGCTGGTTTGCCTATATCGCCACCATCGACGCGGGCGATGACTGGACTGATCCTGCGGTCTGGGTGAAGGCTAATCCCAGCCTCGGAGTGACGGTGAAGCCGGATGACCTGAAGCGCCAGATCGACGAGGCCCGCGAGATGCCGGCGCAGCAGAACGCCATCCGGCGGCTGCGGCTGAATGAATGGACCGAACAGGTCACCCGCTGGCTCGACATGGGCGTCTGGGCCGAGGGCGGGCCGGGTGACGGGGCTGATTGGCGAGATATCCGCGCCGGGCTGGATGATCTGGAGCAAAAGCTGCTGGGCCGCGAATGCTATGGCGGGCTCGATCTCGCCCGGGTCAACGACCTCTCGGCCTTCATGCTGCTGTTCCCACCGACGGGGGACCCCGCGCTCGGTGATCTGGCCGAGAAATGGATCGTGCTGCCCCGCTTCTGGGTGCCTGAGGAAGATATTCTGCGCCGGGGTAAGCGCGATCGAGTGCCCTACGATACCTGGCGCAACCAGGGGCTCCTCTCCGCCACCCCCGGCAATGCCACCGATTTCGCCTTTATCGAGGCCGAGATCATCGCACTCGCGGGGCGCTACGATCTGCGCGAGCTCTCTTACGACCGCACCTTCGCCGGAGAGATCGTCCAGCATCTGCAGGATGAGGGGATCAACCTGGTGCAGTTCGGTCAGGGGTTTCTGAGCATGGCGGCGCCGACCGCGGAACTTGAGCGGCTCTCGGTGTCGCGGCTCTTGTGGCATGGCGGCCATCCGGTGCTGCGCTGGAATGCCTCGAATGTCGCCGTGCGCCATGATCCGGCCGGCAATATCAAGCCGGACAAGGAACGCTCCTCGGAGCGCATCGACGGCATTGTCGCGATCTGCAACGCCCTCGGCCGGGCGCTCCTGCGCGACGTCAATGCCGGCCGCTCGGTCTATGACAGCCGCAGCATCCTGGTGCTGTAGGCTACCCGTCTTACGGAAAGAATGCCCATGTCCTTCTGGTCCCGCTGGTTTGCAGGCGCCCCGCCTGCGGCCTCACCTCCGCACGCCCCGTCGCCACGCGCTGCCATCCATGAAGCCGGCGGCGGGCTGGTCATCACCTCTGCCGCCGAACTGGATGCGGCGCTCCGGGCCGGCGCAGCCAGCGGCTCCGGCATGGCGGTGACGCCGGACAGCGCCATGCGGGTGGCGGCAGTCTATGCCTGCGTGCGCATCATTTCCGGCGCGGTGGCAACGCTGCCCTTGCATATCAAGCGCCGGATCGATGCCCGGACCCGCGAGGATGCCTCGGATGCCCCGATCTGGCAGCTGCTGCGGGGAAGGCCCAATCGCTGGCAGACGCCATCGCAGTTCCGCCGGATGCTGCAGGCGCATCTGCTCTTGCGCGGCAATGCCTATGCCATGATCGTGCGCTCGCGCGGCACCGTGCAGGCGCTGATCCCGCTGCATCCGGATCGGGTCGAGGTGGTGCAGGGCGAGGACCTGGCGCTGAGCTTTCTCTATACCCGCCCCGATGGAAGGCGTCTGCGGCTGGCGCAGGACGAGGTGCTGCATCTGGTCGGGCTGACGCTGGACGGGGTGCGAGGTGTCTCACCAATCGCCTATGCCCGCGAGACCATCGGTCTGGCGCTGGCGATGGAGGATCACGGCGCCACCACCTTCCGCAATGGCGCCCGGGTCTCGGGCGTGCTCAGGCATCCGCAGAAGCTCGGACCCGAGGCGGTGGCCAATCTCAAGGCCGGGCTCGAGGCGTTCCGCGCCGGCGGTGACCAGGAAGGCAAGCACCTCATTCTCGAGGAAGGTATGGATTACGCCCGTATCGCGATGACCGCCGAGGATGGGCAATGGATCGAGAGCCGCAAGTTCAGCCGCAGCGACATCGCCATGTTCTTCGGGGTGCCGCCGCATATGATCGGCGATACCGAGAAGTCCACCAGCTGGGGCACCGGCATCGAGCAGCAGTCGATCGGCTTTGTGGCCTATACGCTCGAGGATCACCTGACCATGTGGGAGGAAGCGCTCGACCGCGACCTGATCGGCGCGGATGATCTGCTCTATGCCCGCTTCAACCGCGCCGCCCTCGTCAAGGGCGACATTCGGGCCCGCTGGGAGGCTTATGTGAAGGGCCTGCAATGGGGCGTCTGGAGCCCCAACGAGATCCGCACCCTCGAGGACCAGAATCCACGTGACGGCGGTGATGTCTATTACCCGCCGCCGAACATGACCGCAGAAGCCGGGAAGGCGGAGAACGAATCTATCGATCCCGACGCCCAAGCCGATCCCTGATCTCGGGGCTGGAATGCAGCCGGCGCTGCCTCAGTTCGTAAAGGCGTCGATCAACTCGATGACCGAGAGAATCTTCCGTGTTTCGCGATCAACCCGATAGGCGCGATGGCCATCGCGGTAATAGCGCCAGTCGTCACGGGTCTCGAGATTCATCCTGCGAGGATCGCGAATGACCCGGTAATCGTCGATCCGCAGGATATCGCCGATCCGGACCCCGTAGCGGTCATGGTGCCGCCGACGCTCATGGTGCCGGTGACGATCAAAATCCCTGCGATCGTCATATTTTCTGGCCTGGCCGGGGGGAACACAGGGCGGGTTCTTCTTCGCCAGCCCCGGCGGGCAGTGTCTTGCCTGGCTGGTCCGGAAGTGGTCACGATCATGGGTTTTGCCCCGTCCCGGGTCTGCCGAGGCCGGCACAGCGACCACGGTGGCGGCGGTGACGGCCAATACGGCCAGTTTCTGGAAAATACGCATGGGTCTGCTCCGTCATACTCTTGGTTGAGCAGATAAACGACAACCGCCGCTGATTATCCATCACAAGCGCCTGAGGCGCGGAGAGCGGCAGGAAACTGCCGGTCTTTCTTGCTCAGCTATGAGCCGCACACATCCGAAAGGACCATCTGATGAGCCTGCGTGATCTTCCGGCCGGACCGGTCTTGCCGCGCCCCGCGGCGTTCCAGGCCGATGCGCCATCGGACGCGCTGGTCCGCTGGGCCGAGATGCCGGTCGCCGTGCAGGTCACTTCCGTCACCGAGAGCGACAGCACCATCACCATCTTCGACGTGATCGGCGAGGATGATATGGGCGGCGGGGTGAGCCTGCGCCGGATCGCAGCGGCGCTCAGCAGGATCGGCCCGCAGGCGGTGACGGTGCAGATCAACTCGCCGGGCGGCGACATGTTCGAGGGCATTGCCATCTACAACCTGCTGCGCGCCCATCCGGCCGCGGTCACCGTTGAGGTGCTGGGGCTCGCGGCCTCGGCGGCCTCCATTATCGCCATGGCCGGCGACGAGATCCACATGAGCCCCGGCAGCTTCCTGATGCTGCACAATGCCTGGGGCGTGGTGATCGGCAATCGCCACGATATGGCTGAGGCCGCTGCGCTCTTCGAGAGTTTCGATGCCGCGCTGGCCGGGATCTATGCCGCCCGCAGTGGCAGGCCACAGGTCGAGATTGCCGCGTTGCTGGATGCCGAGACCTTTCTCGGCGCCGAGGAGGCCATCACGGCCGGGATGGCCGACGGCATGGTCGAGGGTTCGGCCGCCGGCCCGCTCGCGCGGTCACCGCAGAGCGGCGCGCAGTCGCGCCCCGACATTCAGGCCCGGCGCCGCATAGACGCGGCACTGGCCCAGCAAGGTATCCCGCGATCCGCGCGGCGCGCGATGCTGAGAGACCTCACCGGCACGCGGAACGCTGCCGAACCCGCCACGCAAAACGCTGGCATCCCCCTGAGCGCCATCCGGCAGCTCATCGATACCATCCGCTCATAAGGAGAAGCCCATGGGCATCCAGAAATCCCCCCGCATCCACGGGGCCGTTCGCGTGCGCGCCGAGACCGGCGACGCGAACGCCATCCTTGCCGATCTGAACCGCGCCTTCGCCGCCTTCAAGGACGAGCATCAGGCCGAGATCAGCAGCATCAACGCCCGCTTCGCCGATGTCGTGCAGGCCGAGAAGGTGGAGCGCATCAATGCAGAGATCACCCGGCTTCAGGGCGCGCTCGACGAGACCAATGCCGTGCTGGCGGCGGCCAGGCTCGGCGGCGGTGGTGGCAGCGCGGATCGGGCGGACAGCCCCGAGACCCGCGAGCACGCCCGCGCCTTCAACCAGTTCTTCCGCCGCGGGGTCGAGGCCGGGTTGCGGGAGTTGGAGGTGAAGGCCGCCCTCCGCACCGACAGCGATCCCGATGGCGGCTATGTCGTCCCCGACCAGATGGAACAGATTATCGACCGGGTGCTGGGCTCGGTCTCGGCCATGCGCGCGATTGCCAGTGTCATCTCGATCTCGGCCGGCAGCTACAAGAAGCTGGTCAATCAGGGCGGCGCCGCGGCCGGCTGGGTCGGCGAGCGTCAGGCCCGCCCCGAGACCGCCAGCCCGAGGCTCGCTGAACTGGCTTTCCCGGCGATGGAGATCTACGCCAACCCGGCCGCGACCCAGACCCTGCTCGACGATGCCCGTGTCGATATCGCTGCCTGGCTGGCAGAGGAGGTCTCGACCGCCTTCGCCGAGGCCGAGGCTGCCGCCTTCATCACCGGCGACGGGGTGAACAGGCCCCGCGGCATCCTGGCCTATGACACGGTCGCCAATGCCTCTTACGCCTGGGGCAAGATCGGCTACACCGCCTCGGGCGTCGCGGCCGCATTGACCGATGCCAGCCACAACGGCGTCGATGCGCTGATCGACCTCGTCTACGGGCTGAAGCAGGGCTACCGGCAGAATGCGCGCTTCCTGATGAACCGCTCGCTGCAGGCGGCGATCCGCAAGCTGAAGTCGAAGACCGAGGAACTCTATCTCTGGCAGCCCCCGGTCCAGGCTGGCCAGCCGGCGACGCTGCTCGGCTATCCGATCAGCGATGACGACAACATGCCCGATATTGCCGTCGGAGCTTTCCCGATCGCCTTCGGGGATTTCCGGCGCGGCTATCTGATCGTCGACCGCTTCGGCATCCGGGTGCTGCGCGATCCCTTCACCAACAAGCCCTATGTGCATTTCTACACCACCAAGCGCGTCGGTGGCGGGGTGCAGAATTTTGATGCCATCAAGCTGCTGAAGATCGCGGCCAGCTGATCGCCCGGCTGAACCAAGGCGCGCGCGCGGCAGGGTTCAGCCCGCGTCTTCCCACCCACATTCCTGCACAGGAGGATCCGATGAAGGATCTGCATTCCAGTCTCTCGGTGGCCGCGGCCATCGACGTGGCCACGCTCACCGACGACAGCACCCCCGTGGCCATTGATCTGCGCGGTCATGACGGTGCCGAGATCATTCTCGCCATTGGCGCGGGCGGCATCACCTTCACCTCGACCAACAGGATCGAGTTCATCCTGACCCATTCCGATGACGACAGCAGCTATGAGGCGGTGACCGCAGCCGACCTGCTGGGTGTCCCGACCGTGGGCGAAGGCGGCATCATCAAGGCGCTGGTCGAGGCCCACGCCACCGCCGCCGTTTACCGCTTCGGCTATGTCGGAACCAAACGCTACCTGAAGCTGCTGGCGGCGCTTGAAGGCACCCATGCCACCGGCACGCCCGTCGCCGCGCTGGTGATCAAGGGCCACGGCCAGATCAACCCGCAGGCCGATCAGGCGTGATGGCAATGTCGCGGGCGGTGAAGGCCGCCCGCGCTCTGCATCAGGGATTTCACCATGTTCACGCTCACCCGCATTACGGCGCCTGCGGCGGTGCCGATCACGCTGGCCGAAGCCAAGGCCCAGCTCCGCGTCGATCATGATGACGAGGATCTGTTGATCCAGCACAGCATCGATGCGGCCACCGCCTGGCTGGACGGCCCTGCCGGCATTCTCGGTCGTTGCCTAGTCACGCAATCCTGGCAGATGGACCTCGATGCCCTCACCGGCCCGATCCTGCTGCCGTTTCCGGACAGCGAGATCGACAGCGCGGTGTTCACCGATGCCGCGGGCGTTGATCTCGACTATCATATCGCGCTGCAGGACCAGCGGCTGTTGCTGCGACCCTTGGCCGGCTTCGGCCGCCCCGCGGCCATCACCTTCACCGCCGGCTATGGCGCCCCCGCCGATGTGCCTGCGGCAATCCGTCAGGCCATGCTGCTGCTGATCGCGCATTGGTATGAGCATCGCGAGGCGGTCAGCCTCGGGGCAAGTCCATCGGCGCTGCCCATGGCGGTCGATGCGCTGCTCGCCCCCTATCGCAGGATCCGGCTGTGAGAATGGTTGCCGGACGCCTGCGGCGCCGGGTCACCTTCCAGCAGGCTGTGATGATCCGCGATCCGGACGGGATGCTGATCCAAGGGTGGGAGGATCGCTTCACCCTCTGGTGCCATGTTCATTATCTGCGCGGCTCCGAGGCCGTCATGCAGGCACGGCTGGTCTCGAAAGCACCGGCCATCCTGACGATCCGCGCCAGCGCCGAGACCCGCGCCATCACCTCGGAATGGCGGGCCCTCATGGACGCGGTGATCTTCGATCTCAAGGAAGATCCTCGGCCCAGCGAGGATGGCGCCTGTCTCGAGATACTGGCCGAGGCGTGA